ATCTGGCACCGCATGACATCGAGGTGAGGGAGCTTACATCAGGCCGATCACGCAAGGATGTAGCCCGAGAGATGGGCATATCATTCCGTACAGTGCAGCGACCACGCACCAAGGCCGAAGGTATACAAGCAATACGTCGAATGTTCCCTAGATTCTGGTTCGATCAAGACAAGGCCGAACACGGACTAAACTGTATCGCATCCTATCACCGAGAGTTTGACGAGAAACGTAACGTATTCCGTGACACACCTGTGCATGATTGGGCATCACATGGGGCCGATGCACTCCAAACCCTAGCACTAGGATGGCAGGAATCCATGATATCAGGCCATAGACCGCAACCAAGACAGGCCGAGGTTAGGTTTAGTGTCTTCTAGGTATATAGGCTTTACGAAGGGCGTAGATCACTGGTGGACTAGATTCCTACACCCAAAGATTAACCATTGCTACCTGATGACCATAGACCGAGGCCGAGTGATCGTATACGAGAAAGGCATTACGGAAGTTAAGGTTTATACAATTGACGAAATCGATGATAAACTTGGGAATGATCGATTACTTAGATGGAATACAGTAGAGTCAGAGCAAGGTTTGTTCATGCTCAATACATGTGTCGGGCACATTAAACAACTGCTAGGCATCAACAGGCCGTTTATCTGGACGCCATATCAACTATACAAGTACATAGGGAGCAAATCATGGGATTCATGAAGAAACCAAAGGCACCTGAACCTTCAGCGCAGGAACTAGCAGTCGGACAGAGACAGCAACGGGCGCTAGATAAGGAAGTAGAGGAACAGGAACAGCGATTCAAGGCGCTAGCCAGAGGAAAGCTAGGCAGTGCATCACTACTTGGTGGCGCTCCCCGTAGTCGGGCCGAGGCTGCTACTGGTGCTAGAGGTGCAAAGGGCGCTGCTGGTGGTGCTGGCAAGTCAATGCTAGGCGGGATAGCTGCAAAGGCGAAAGCTAGAGCGGGTGCCGCTGGATTCTTATCACAAATTGGTCAGGTGAGATAATGAAACTTCCCCCACATCTTGGCTCGATCCAAGACCTGAAAGGTAGAGAGAACAAAGCATTTAATGCCGAGGCTATGTGGCACGATCAACTGTCTGACGTGTACGAGTATTTCTTGCCTCAACGGAATCTATTCGAGATCGAAGATAAGGGCCAGAAGAAGATGGATCGCATCTTTGATTCTACGTCTCTAACCGCTATCCAGCAGGGTGCTAGTAAGTTACAAGAGAACATAGCACCGATTTGGGCTAGATGGGCCACGTTTAACCCATCGAACGAGATTCTCAACATGCTAGAGACCGGAGACTATAACGTCACCGAGAAGCAGATCAGAGAGAACCTAGAGAAGCAGTCAGAGATCGTATTCGACTATATCAATCGTTCTAATTTCGGTACTCAGTTCTATGAGGCCGCGCTAGATTTATTGGTCGGTACTGCTACGTTGAAGATTGATGAGACCGACGATGATTCAATGCCGATTGTCTTTAACTGCATACCCCAACGGGGCATCGCTTTTGAGGAAGGGCCATACGGCACCATCGAAACGCACTGGAGACGGTTCAAGGTTAAGGCCAGACTGCTAGAACGAATGTGGAAGGGCTTTCAACCATCGTCTAACGTCCAAAGCCTGATAGACAACAAGCCAGATACCGAGGTAGAGGTATCAGAAGGCGTAATCTATGACCCGAAAGACAAGAAATACTATGGCTGTCTATGGGTTAAGCAGGAAGAAAGGTTCTCATGGGTAGAGGATTTCGGTAATTCATCCCCTTGGGTTACTGGACGGTACACCAAACTCTCTGGTGAGGTGCGCGGTAGAGGCCCAGCCATGCAAACGCTGCCAGATGTACGCTCATTGAACAAGGCGAAAGAGTTTGTATTGCAGAAGGCCGCTATAGACCTCGCTGGTATGTACACTGCCACCGACGATGGGGTCACTAACCCCTACAATATGGTTATAGCGCCAGGGATTGTTATTCCAGTTGGTTCTAACAACACCAATAATCCGTCTATACAGCGACTAGACACAGCATCAAGCCTGTCACTAGCCCAATTCGAGATCGTAGAGCTGCAAAACTCCATCAAGATCGCCATGTTTAACGACTTGCGTGATCCAGCAGGGCCAGTAAGGACTGCCACAGAGATTGCTATCGAATCCAGAGAGCTAGCCAAGCGCATAGGCTCCGCATTCGGACGGCTACAGACCGAGGTGCTGATACCTGTACTCAAGCGCGTGGTATCTATCCTAATCCGTAGAGGCTTAATCACCCCTATCGAGCTAGATGGTAGAGATGTCGAGGTTAAATTCACGTCTCCACTAGCAAGGGCGCAAGATTCTGAGGATGTTCTAGCGGTACAACAAGCGGTAGAGTTTGTTCTGGCTACTGCTGGGCCTGATCAAGTGCAGATGGCGTTCAAGATAGAAGACTTTGGTACTTGGGTAGCAGAGAAGACGGGCATGAGTTCTGAATTAGTACGAGATGACGCAGAGAAAGAGCGCATCATCCAAGCTGGAGCAGAGGCCAAGCAGATGGAAGCTGAACAACCCCCACAACTACAGGCGGTGCAATGAGTTGGGATGATTTAGAAGTCAACGAGGATCAGGCGAGGGAAGCCCAGAGTGCGATTAGAGAAAGACAAGCGGAGTTAGCCAAGGCTTACAGTCGCTGCTTTGCATCGGACGATGGCATGAAGGTACTAGAGGACATGACCAAACGATTCCTGCTAGAGAACGACACTTCCCTTTCCGCACAGAACATCAACTATGAATCGGCTTACCACAATGGTGAGGCTGGTGTCATGCGATACATTGTTCATCAAATCCAGCAAGCGGAGAAACTATGACTGAGAAGAAAAAGAAGAAGGCCGAAATTGTCTGTGATGAGAAAGCCTATCTGACCGAAAAGAAATTCAAATTTGAATGGCTAAATAGCCTAGCGGAACAATATGGATTCGATAAGTTTGAGTATCTCCATAAGTTCCGAGCATTCCGATGCTACAAACAAGACAGGCATCTGGATTGGGTAGATATCAACGACCTATCCCTAATCAATGGGGGTAGAAGACTTGAGGAAATCCGTTTGAAACATCAAGCGGTCAGTCCTAGACGGGCTGTCATTCAATATCCGTGGAGATAAACATGAGCGAACAAGCCATAGAGAGCGATACTTCAGAAGAACCAGTTAGCCTGGTAGATGCCGCTGAACCGCAACTAGGCGAAGGTGAATACTTCTTAACCGATGGGATCAAAGGCGCTGGTGATAGGCCAGAGTGGTACTTGTCCGAGAAGTATAAATCAGTTTCAGACCAAGCTGCTGCATACAACGAGTTATCCAAAAAGTTCGGCGCATTCAAGGGTGCACCTAAAGATGGATACTCCATGCCTGAAGGTATCGACCAAGAAGACGAGTTGATGCAAGAGCTAGTCGGTTTTGCAAATGAATCTAACATGTCTCAGGACTACTTCAATAAAGCATGGGATCTGTTATCTGCACAATCAGAGGCAGTAGAAGAGGTTTCCGCTGAGACCGAGATTGCCAAGCTAGGGGATAACGGAGTAGACCGAATCAAGACCGTCGAACAGTTTATGAAGAACAGTCTCGATAGCGATACCTATGAACGTCTACGCTATGCAGTCAATAGTGCGGAGTCAGTCGAGCTAGTAGAGGCGTTAATCAATGCTACTGCTCCAGCCAAGCTGCCTATTGATGGGCATATCCAGCCTGGAGGTATGACGTGGGCTGATATAGAAGCTGAGATGTTCCGCAAGGATGAGCATGGAAACCTTCTTAGATCAGTAGATGCAAACCATGAGAAAAAGATCCAGAGCATGATGAAAGAGTTTGGTGGTGACAAACCATATGCTCAACAGTTTGGATAGTTTGCTTTTACATAACTAAATGTTATTATGTCTGAGTCAGATACCCCATCTTGGGCCTGACAGATTTGGGTTGTAGACTGACCGATCTGTCGGGCACTCAGTCAAAACCTCATAACATGCGAGTGTTTCATGTGAAACATTGGCGTTAAATTATTTGATAATTTGAGGAATAGACAAATGTCTAAAACTTTATCTGCTGTAGCAGTAACAGAGTTTGACAGCATGGTGAAACATGCCTACCAAGGTATGGGCCTGCTGAAGAATTCCGTCACTGTCCGAAACAACGTTGTAGGTGATACTTACAAGTTTCGTCGTCAAGGCAAAGGTCTTGCTAACCAAAAATCAACTTCTGACCTCGTCACTCCAATGGATGTGTCTCATGAGTTCAAGACGGCAACTTTGTCGAACTGGAACGCACCTGAGTACACTGACATCTTTGACCAAGCTGACGTTAACTTCGATGAGAAACAAGAACTGGCAATGACTATTGCTGGCGCTTTGGGCCGTCGTTGTGACCAACTAGTTATCGATGCTATGGATGCCTCTACTCCGGCGACCACTACTGTGGCTGCTGGCGGTGCTAACCTTACTATTGCTAAGGTTATTCAGGCTCAAGTTGAACTGCGTGACCAAGGTGTTCCCAACACTGAACTGTTTGCTGCTATTGAAGCAGAGGGTTTGGGTGGACTTTTGAACGATGAGAAGGCAACTTCTGCTGACTATCAGGCTATCAAGGCACTTGTTTCTGGTGAAGTAAACACTCTTGTAGGGTTTAACTTTATCGTTATCGAAACTCGTACTGAAGGTGGATTGAATCTAGCTGGCAACATTGTTGACTCTTGGTTCTATCAGCGCCCTGCTGTTGGTTTGGCTATTGGCATTGACATGAAAACTGAAATTAATTGGATTCCTGAACGTACTTCTTGGTTAAGCAATGGTATGTTGAAGGGTGGCTCTGTCGTTCGCGACGAGGGTGGTCTGGTTAAAGTTCAATACGACAAATCTGCATAAGGAGATCCATCATGGCATTTTCAAGAACTGGTCTATGTCGCATTGGCGGCTCTGGAACTGGCGGAGCAACATTTCAGTATTCATCTGCGGATGCTAAGGCAACTGTAGTTGCTACTGATTACATGCTTGCTGCTATCAACGAGCTGGAATTAGGCGATGTAATCATCGGTGTTGATACAAGCACCCCTGCTACACCAGAAGTGTTTATCACTTACGTTAAGGCTAAATCGGCTACGTCGATTGACCTTGCGGGTGGGTTGGTAGTTACAGCGTAACCTGATCGGGGGTCTTCTGGCCCCCTTTCTTCAGAGTATACATATGGCAACTAAAATTGATTTAGTTAGTGCTGCGTTAGTCTTGATAGGCGATTCGCCAATTAATTCACTGGTTGGTAGTGCTAGAGCGCAACAAGTTGCTAATTCCCTGTACGACAGCATAGTCAAGAATGAATTGACCAAGCATCGTTGGGGGTTTGCTAGGGCCAAAGCTCAACTGTCACTCACTACTGACGTGCCTGTTGATCAAGAATGGCAATCAATCTACCAGCTACCTGCTGATATTTTGTTCCTCATAAAGATATACCCTAGAGTTAATTATCAGATATACGGTGATAAAGTTTACGCCAACACAAATAGCGCGCTTTATTGCGACTATATTTATGATGCTCCTGAATCTAATTGGCCTTTTTATTTCTCCAAGATGATCGAGTATGCACTGGCTAAAGATTTTGCTACTAGTATCAGGGATAGCTCTGCGTCCAGAGTTGAGATGTCTGCCGAGTACGTTAATGCTTCTAGGATGGCTCGATACACTGACTCACAACAATACCCAATAACTCCCATTACAAGTAACCCATTTGTTAATGTGAGGTACTAGTGGCTAAGTCACGATTTCTCCAGAATAACTTCGTTAGCGGAGAGTTATCACCTTTATTGCGTGGCCGTACTGACATCAATCAGTATTACCAAGGATTGCAGACCGCTAAGAATGTGGTATTGGTTCCTCAAGGTGGCGTTAAGAGAAGACCTGGCACCCAACACATTGACACGGTGCTGAATAAGCTAGAGCGACTAACAGCGCAGAACCCAACAATGCCTAGTGGCGGTACTGGATCGGTCATTAATGACGGTAATGATGCGACTACTACATCTACTACGGCAGCGATAGGCACAACCAATCCTTACCCTGTTGCTCAGTATGATCGTACTGCTTCTCCTGCATTGAAGACTACGGCAGTATTTGCGGATCTGCGGCAGATTAGTTTGTCCGCTGGATCATCTAGTGAGTTCGTTATACAGGATTCCACTAATGCGATATCGTGGACTACGCGAGCGGCAGTTCCGCTCATAGGGACTAACCCGCAAAACTTTAGAATCGCTATCGGTTCGGCAGAAAGATATGTCAGAGTAGCTAGGGTTGGCGCAACTGATCTAGGATCGGCTACACTCACACTGGCTGAGTTCAATCTAATCACCCAGACAACTACAGCGGGTGTACCATCAGAGTCCAAGCTAGTAGATTTTAGCGTCACTACAGACCGAAACTATCTACTGTCCATCACAGACAACAACGTCCGTATATTCAAGAATCCAGGCACTCATGTCGCAGATGTACGGGTTCCCTTTACTGCTGCACAGGTCTCTACTGTACGAGATACGCAGACAGAAAGCGTGATGCTGTTCTTTCATGAGGACGCGCCATCACAGAGACTGATTAATCTAGGCACAGATACGGATTGGTTCTTGGATGAGGTGCCATTTACTAATGTGCCTACCTATGACTTTGATGATGATCTGAGTCCTACGCCTGTTGCCGATGTGCAGAGTATTATATTTCATACTGGATTCGTATCTGGTGATCAGTATCAGATAGATGTTGAAGGCGTATTGTCCAAAAACATTACCTATGCAGGTGATACGACTGCGGATCAGCAAAGCTCTACTATATTCAACATGCAGAGAAATCTGCAAGACATGCCTGTATACGGTGAAACTGGTGTAACGGTTACGAGGACGGGCACAAGAACATACAGCATCTCTGTGTCGGGAGAGTCTGCTAAAGACTTTGAGCTATATAGCGCATTCCCTACTAGCGGCACAGCTAAACCAATTACCATTACAAAGTTGGCTAACGGATCGCCTAGAAAGGAACCCGTCTGGTCTGCTAATCGCGGATACCCAAAGACCGGATGTTTCTTCGAGGGCCGATTAGTTTTAGGCGGCACTAAGTCTAAGACCGCATCTATATTCTTCTCCAAGTCTGGGTCATTCTTTGACTATGAGATTGACGATGGTGATGACGATGAAGGTATCTTTGCCACTATATCCTCTCGCAAGCTAAACGAGATCATTGATGTCTATCCAGGCCGAAACCTGCAAGTATTTACGTCTGGTGCAGAGTTCTCAGTGACCAGTACGCCTGTTACGCCCTCATCTGTAGGGATTACGCCACAGACTAATCACGGCGCATCCTATATTGAGGTGGTGGATGTAGACGGTTCTACCATATTCGTCGATAGAAACGGCAAGACGATCTATGATTTTGTCTACTCGTTTAATGAAGATGCCTATGTCACGCACGATAGATCTGTACTCTCGTCTCACCTGATCAAGCAACCTACTGACATGGCCATGCTATCGGGTACAACTAGCGAGGATGCTAACTGGCTGTTTATACCCAACTCAGATGGTTCGGTCACTATCCTAAACACGCTGCGAGACCAAGACATCAACGGGTTTACTCAATGGATATCCGCTAATTCTGGCTTTATCACTAACGCAACCGTGGTAGATGATCAGTTATACATGATCGACAAAAGAACTATCGCGGGGAATGTCGAGTATCACATAGAGAAGTGGTCATTTGATCACCTGATGGATGATTCTATTATCTTCAATCCAGGCGCAACGGATACACAGATCACTGGCTTGGGTCATTTACAGGGTGAGACTGTTCAGATCGTAGCGGATGGCGTTGTGCTACCAGAGAGGACAGTGGTTGGTAGCAAGATAATACTCACATCGGAGGAAGTAGGCTACACCAACGTAGAGGTTGGGCTAAACTTCCCTGTAGAAGTCACAGGCATGCCGCTCAATACCAATATCGGTAGCGGTGAGAACCAGATGCGTATCAAGCGTATTGTTCGCATGAACATCAGGGTCTATCAATCGTATGGTTACTATGTAGATGGTCAGCCAGTACCCATTAGAGAGTTTGGTTATGCATCTGCTTCACCACTAGATACCTCTCCTAGCTCAAAAACTGGCATAATAGAAGATGTATTAAATACAATAGGCTGGACTAGGGACGCAATGCCGTCAATAACTGCACCCGATCCTACTCCGGTACATATACAGATGATTGAATACGAGGTCGAATCATCGTGAATGTAGCGTTACAGAGTAATATCTACAAAGCACAAGATGTGATGCTGGCTATGCCTCAAGCTGAGACAGAGGTCACGCATCATTTTGCTGATGGTATTTACGCTAGAGAGCTATTTATCCCTGCTGGTGTATGTCTAGTAGGTGCACTGCACAAGACGAACCATCTATTCGCTGTATCTGAAGGTGAATGTGTAGCGGTCACACATGAAGGCAGAGAAGAAATCAAGGCTCCATATATGGGTCAGACGCATCCAGGCATGAAGCGAGTGATATACGCAATTACGGACACGGTATGGACTACGTTCCACGTTACCGAGGAGACAGATGTGGAAAAGATAGCAAATGAAATATTGGAGGCCGTATGAGTTGGGTAATCACTGCAATCGCGATAACCGCTACTGCTGGTGCGGTATCTGCTAGAAGTCAATATGTTGCTGGTAAGACTCAAGAGATTGAGCTAAACCGTCAAGCTGAAGAAGAGCGTCTTGCAGCACAAGGCCGAGAACTGCAACGTCGAGAACAATTAAACAAAGCATTGGCCGCTAATGTAGTCAGTCAATCCATGTCTGGTATTTCTGGAGAAGGCACCCCAGCTAGTCTTGCATTAGCAAGTGCTGAGAGGGCAAGCCTAAGTGAAGCTACTATTGGTTTGTCTGACAAGTTAAAGCAAGCGGCGTTACGCAGACAGGGCAGATCCGCAAAGCAAGCTGGATATTTACAGGCCACATCTACATTGTTGCAAACTGGCGCACAAGTAGCGTCATTAGGTTCTACCGCCCCTAAAGGTAAAAAAGCGCCAGCTAAAGGTAAAACATAATGGCCCAGAAACCTATTGGATATTACGGAGAGTTCAGGCCAACGGGAGTAGATCAATCTGCTGCTCGTAGGTTTGAAGCACTCGCT